CACATTAGATGTAGAGATATTTTGTGTTATACTATATATATGAGAAAAAAAAATATTTTGCAAAATCATTTGTTTTGACCCAGTCCCACCAATATATATTATAGGCTTTACGGCCTTTTAGGGCCGTCGTGTATAGCATTCACAAACTTAAAACTTTTTTTTAAAGATTATATTTATATAATTTATTAAAATATATTTTACTCACAAACTTAATAATATATTTAATTGATTATATAATATAAATAAATTTTAAACTTAAATTAAATTAATTATGACTACTAATAATATAACAACTAAAAGGTTTGTAATAAGAAAAACATTGATTGGTAAAAATACCATCATAACCTTCACTACTAATAAAGGTAATGAAGTTAGTTACAATCACGATAAGGTTTATGAAGCACACAAGGAAAGGTTTGAAGCCATGCCTTGCTTTGCCAAATATAAATCCTACACCAATACCAACAACTTACCGGTATTTGTTAGGAATATGAAGGAGCTTGTTTAAGTTCCTTCACAAACTTAATAATAAATTAAATTGATTATAAATTAAATAAATTAAATATACTACTATGATAAATTATAATAATAAAATGAAAGAAGTACTAGGTACTCACCTTGAATTAATGATTAAAAACAGAGCGTTTGATAGATGCTCATGGATTGAAGAAGATGAAGATCAGATATACTGTATAATAAAGCATAGCTTTGACTTATACAAAGATGATGATTTCGAGGATATGCTCGATGGTGCTGACGAAGTCAGTGAAATGTGGGATGCACAATCCCAACTGTATGAAACTCAGCTACTATTCTGTAAGTAGTAGCTAACGTACTGTTTTAGTAACTAACGCCGCTATTCGAGCAATCCAGAGGTGGATCAACTTTACACGAAACATAACTTAATATATTTAGTAATAATACTGTGACAATAGCCTGTTACTCTATCCTTATTAAAAGCCTAATGTCACACTTTTTTTTACTAGTATGTATAGCACTTGCACAAACTTAATAATCATTACTACAGATTATATATTAAATAATTTAATTAAACTTTTAACTTAAACATATAATAATATGGCTACTACAAAAACAACTACTAAAACAACTAATCGCTTCATCATTGCTAAATCATTAATTGGCAAGAATACTATAATCACTTTCAAAAATAATAAAGGTGATGACTGTACTTATAATCATGATAAAGTATATAATACTTTAAAAGATAGATTTGAAGCAATGCCTTGTTTCGAGAAATATAAATCATATACTAATTCTAATAATCTACCAAAATTCGTTAGAAATATAGAATTTATATAAACTTAGTAGTCAGAGAGTTTGCCTTATGGCTGCTCTCTGCTATTTTTCTATTAAATAATATATCCACTTTAAAAAAATAACTATGAATGATTTTCCTTATGGTGATTTATTAGTAGAACTAATGATTGCTAATACTAAATTTACATTAGAAGAAATAAATGAAATGACCAGAGAAGAAATTAACATGCACTTAGGTTATGACTAATGCACAATTTAAATAATCATTACTACTGATAATATATATAAATAAATTTTAAACTTTAAACATATACTACTATGCCTAATACTATCAAAGTTTTAACTTCTAAAAAAATATTAATTAATAATATACCTTTTATTAAAATTAATTCCACTTTAGAATATAGAAAATATATAACTTATAAAAACAACAACTATGTTATGGCATAGTTTTTAAACTAACAGAACTATGATTAAAACACTTGCACTAGCAGCAATGCTATACACACCAGAGGTA